CATAACTAATTTTCATATATCTTAATATAATGATAGATTAATTATTTTCCAAATTATAATGAAACATTAACATATAATTTATCCATAGCTTCCGAAAATGTTATAAATCGCTCTGCATTATCGACGTCAATACGATATTGAAAATACTCGCCAGGTTTACCTGGTACTGGATAATTTTCTTTTTCTGTTTCATCAACTGATACAATAAATGCGACATCCCATTCTAAATCTGCTTTACTAGTACCGGCACAATATAATACCATATTTTCAAATTGCATATAAGCTGGATACCATACTAGCCCACGAGACTCATCGATATATTTTACATCACGCATTAATTGTGATAAGGTTTGTTCATGTTGTTCGACTATTTCACTGTCTATTTTAAAATATTCGTTACTAACATAACCAGATTCCATACATATGTATGAATTCATACCACTATCCATTGCTTCAACTAAAACACATGTATTACCTGTAATTGGTGATACTTCATCATAGTCTGCTTTTAATAAACTCACGCTTCGACCTTTTTAAGTTTTGGTAATGTAAGTTTAGGAGTCTCGACAGTTTCTCCAACTTTCTTTAATTTAGGCAATTGTAATTGTACTTGTTTAGGTACGCTATTAACACCATTGTCAACATATTCACAAAATTTTTCTGCCATTTTATCTAAACTAAACTCCGTACGTGATACATATGCCTGACGCTTTGCTGTATTGAGATATGTTTTATAATTATCAACAACATCTCGTAATATTGAAATAGCATATCCATAATTTACAGTAAACCATTTGCTTCCGTTAACAATCCAAGTATCAGTTGCCGATTGATGTACTTCTTTAATTTCGCCTGGTAATAAAGTAGCATGCTTTAAGAAATCTATATGACCAGACCAGTTACTTGCAATAACAGGTTTTTCAGACAATGTAAATTCTAATAACGGACGTCCATATCCTTCACCATGCGTAAATGATACCATGGCTTTTACCTTAGGATGATTATACAAACTATTCATCTGTTCATCTGTTAAATCACCATGTAGTAAATAAACACTTGGAGCAGACTTTCCATATGGTGCTGTAATCATGTTTATTTTTTTCATAATTTCTTCACGATCCATAATACTAAATGTAGCATGGCTAGTCTTAAGAATCAATCCTGGTTTATTCTGTGCTGCTTTATTTTTAAATGCTTCGCAGAATGTTTTAATAAGCATACCAATATCTTTACGATCGGCACCAAAATCTCCTTTTAACCAATGTCCAACAAATAAGAAATTGAACCCTTCTTTAATTGAATTAAGTTCATTTAACACTAGTTCATTAACATCGTTGGTCTTTGTATATAGATTCAAGTCTACGCCTTCAAATAGAACTTCAATGGGTTTTTCTAAACGAAGTGTACCTATAGGTTGATTGCTATTTTTATCTCGTTTTTCATACGTTGAATTTAAAAATCCTTGTTTAGAATGTTCAGATGTTGTAAGAATTAAATTCATACGATTGCACCCTTCTAGAAACTCTGGCGATACCTGATCTGTTTCTATACCGGCCGTTACTCCAATATTATACTTTCCATGTGCTTGAAATTCATTTGGTATAGATACTTGAATAAAAACATCTGGTTGTCGTGTAATGTTTTGTATGGCTACACGTTTCATAATTTCTTGATGTTCTGTATTATTTGGTTCCAATGCATCCATAGGAGTGTTTCCCCATGGCAATGAAACAATTTGAATATCATACTTATCTGATTTAATTAAACTAGTTACTAGATCTCGGGTGTGATTACCGTAACCAGATCTAGTCGCTACTGGTCCTTGTACTACAACAAATGGTTTCATATAATTCCTACTTTATCAAAATTTGGTTCTTGTTCTACTTTAAATACTGTAAATCGTTTTCTTGGTGTCCATGATGTTAAACATGTGTTAATACATTCAACAAAACGTTCACTCATACGACGGGCCGACATCATCGATTCTTCACCATTTACCCACGCATGTCCTTTCAATCCATTTTCTTTTCTTTGGTCTGGCGACATTTCATACCAATATATAATAGCATCTGCTACATCTTCGAATCGAACACGATCATCAAAGATATATGGTGTAGGAATAGAACCTTGAAGCGATCTATTAGTTGGAAATACTGGTTTTGCCCATGAACCACATTTAGTATACTTACCATTATGGTTACTCGGAAACTCTGTCGTAAATGCAATCCAATTACCTGACTCATCTTCGAAACGGCAATGATCTTGCAGACCACCAGTTACATTATTAATGATAGGTGTTCCTGCCATCAATGACTCTGCGCCTGATAAACCAAATCCTTCATTAGATGCAATATTAACAGTAACATCTGCCATGTTATAATAAAAGTTCATAGTTTTATTATCAACGGCGCGATCACTAAAAATTACTTTATAATCAGGACAAATAGCATTTTTAACAGCAAATAAATCCGTACCATTTTCATCTACAGGCTGCGTATGCATCAGCAAAGCACATTTATTGGCTTTTTCTTTTGGTAATTTATCACAGAATGATTTATATGCTAAAATTAAATCACCTGGTTGTTTTCTTCTAATATTACGATTGTTCCAGAATACTACGAAGTCAATATCATTTTTAGACTTAAAATCAGTACTAAATTTTTCAAACTCAGTATACTGTTCATGTTCTTTGTTAATTGGAAAGTATTTTGTTTCATTGATACCATGCGGTACGTACTGTACAGCCCATTCTTCTTTTGGAAACTTGCGTAATACATTTTTAACAATGTTTTGAGTTTGTCGTGATATATTCATAATTAAATCACATGACTCATAGAATGGTTCATTCCAATGTGGATATGGCAAATCATCCCAAATATTATAATACATGATTGGAATGTGTTGACGAATACTATGCTCTAACTGATATAACCATCCCCAAAATCTTGGATCGGTAAAATGTAGTATTGCATCTGGCTTTTCTGTATTGATTAAGTAATTCAATACATTTGCATCGCCATAACCATTATATGGCATTAACTTAACTGATGCATCTTCTACGCCTGTTTCTTTTGCTACGTCAGCACTTAGATCAAGCATTTTTCCTGCATCTGGATGTTTGATTGCTGCTCCTAACTGTACCCAATCAAACTCTTTTACCGTTCCTAAAACAAACTCTCGAGACATTGTGGCTATACCAGAATGCATACGAAGGTCGTCAGATAGTAAAAGAATTTTCTTTTTCTTAGGTTTGTTCGGATCGATTTTACGTAATTTTGGTAACTGTAACTGATTCATTAAACTCCTTATAACCGTTCTTTTTATTTATTATAAATATGGTTTACGATATGATAACCACCTTTTTATTTAATTTTTCTGCAGATTTGATAGCACTAGCAGCTCCGTTTGATTTGATATCTTTTGGAACAAATGCAACCATGATATCACAATCCCTTGCAATCAATTGATTGCGATGATGAAATTGACTTACATGGTATGGCTTACCATAATATTCATCTGACATGGCACTATATAAGTTTCTAGGAGTATGTGCTGGATTAAATTCTTTATACTTAATTCCAAACTCTAACGCAAATTTCCTAGCGTATTTATCAGCTCCATCTTTGGCACCGCCTGATATTATTACTAACTCATCGCCAAATTTTCTACGTAACTCAGATAACATATCTTTAATCTTACGTACGTTTTCATACTCTCGACTTCCGATAATAGCTACCTTCATACCTATTTTAATTTTATTCTGTTTTTCATTGGACATAATTCATCATCTTCTGCAAATTCACAATATTTGCAATGTTTATAATTCTTACCAGCAATGGCAGGATATTCACGTTCTGTATTATAACTGCCATCTTCTTTAAATGACGACTCAACAAAGGCATTAATTTCAGTTAACAACTTCTTACGAGTAGGCTTACCACTAGCAGGAATAAACTCTTGTACACGCTTTTGTGGAAACATTGCACCTTCAATCAACTTACGCTTGACAATAAAGTATTTGATATCAATGCTCTCTTTATCAATACCAAACTGTTCACCGAAGTATTCTTTATATAAAACTAATTGCGATGCTTTAAGCTTATCTGCTTTTTGATACTTATTCCAGCCATTACCACTAGTCTTGATATCTAATATAGTTATTCTATTTGTCTTGGTATTACGAATAACGACATCTAGGAATCCCATCATGAATACTGGACGACCTTCATGTCCTACTGGGTGATAAATTGGAACTTCGATACCTACAAGCTCTTCGTATTTAGATGAAAAATATTCAGCTCTGCGTTTACGAATCCATTCTAATATTGCTACACCATCATCATAAAATTCATTGAGTTCAAACTTGTTAGAAAAATGTTTGCCCATTTGCTCCATGGCTTCTTTATACTGAGTAAACATTTTATCTTTTAATACAGCTTTGAAATCAATACTATCTGCTTTCTTAATAGACTCTGTATACATAACCGTTAAATACTCTTGTAATGTTTCATGTAAACATGTACCAAACAATGTATGTATACTTTGATTAAATGTTCTTAAACCTTTCACATATGCCAATTCCCAATGTTTTGGACATGTCGAATACATAGAGAATTGAGAATATGATATTTTACATTCGCCCTCTTTAGGCTCACGCATGTTGAATTGTAGGAAATTTTTCATACCTTAAATATAAGGACATGATTTCAATTTAACAAATCTTTTATTGAATTTGTTGGATACGTCTATTAAGATACCAAACTGCTTTATTAAGATCTTCTAACTCTTTAGCTGGATCTTTTTTTCCAGCTCTAGAAATATACTTAACAGCATTGCCTAAACAAAAGTCTAAGTCCCACGCTTCAATTACTTTGATAGCTTCATACACATTATTTTCTCCGCCGTAATGAGTAGGGTGATTTACCATTTCTTTATGAGGTTGGGGTTTTGATAAATGATATAATAATTCTTGTTCCATGTTATGCTGGTTTTAATAATTTTTTAATTTCTTTTTCATCCTTACCATACTTACGTAATAATTCAGTAATGGCCTTTGGGTTTGAATCTTGTAGCATCGCAATATATTCAAATGCCTCACGACGAGATACTTGATAATGCGATGCTACAATTTCAATTAATTCCTTATTAAATTTATCTTCGGACTTGCCTTTGATATACTTACTAAAGAATCTTTGCTTGGGAAGAATATCATGATATAATTGATATACATGCTTTGTATCCAGCTCACCAATAGTATACTGTTGAAACATGTCAACGATTTCAATTAACTCCATATTCATAGATAACCAACGATTAACTATATATGGGGAAAATGATTTGCGATCTGCTTCTGACAGTTTACTCCAATCACGCTTTTTATCAGTAATACCGGCAAGGTGATCAAATATAGTAGCTGGTTTAGTACTCATATAGGCATAAATTCTTCGTTAATATGTCCACAGTCATCACAACGGAAAGTTGGTATTGGAATAATTTCTTCCTTTCCTTGTTGAGATAAAATAGCAGGCACTTGCTTAAATGCATGTACCTGTCTAAAAAATCTACCGCCACAATTTTCACATGTGATATTTTTAAGGTCTTCTGCGCTTATACGCTTACCTTCCATTGGACCAGTTCCTGATATATCTTTCTTTGCCATAATATTCTTTTGTTTTAATATATAAACTATTTATCAAATCACATACCATAATCTGGCATTTGTTGTTCTTTCTTTTCCTCTGGCATATTAACTAATGCACATTCGGTCATTAAGATCATTGATGCAACTGATACGGCATTTTGTAATGCAACTCTTGTAACTTTCTTCGGATCGATAATACCTGCCTCAATCATATCAACTACTTTACCAGTACGAGCATCATATCCAGATGTTTTA